ACTTTAGTTGGACGACTTTTAAAACGAGGAACTACCTATCGTGTTAAACCAACTTGTATCAAGAACAAGGGAAACCCTGGAAAAGGACCTGCTGTGATTGGACCCCTAAAACAAGGTGATCTCAAGGTAGTTGGATATAGTTATGCAGATTCAGCAGATAAACGTCATATAGCACTCACTAAAGCTGTAGGATTGTATGGTCGTCTTTCAACGCTTCGTAAATTGAATGCTGTTGCAGTCTTGAATAAAACAGTAGCTCCAACTCGTGCAAATACATACAGAACCGATCGTAACTGGGTTAGTAAAACCTATTTTTAGGTTTAGAGTAAAAGATAGGATACACACTATGGACTTCACATATACCAATCCTGAGGGGTTCACCTTCACATTCAGTTTTGACTTTGAAGATGACTATTTTGATGGACTAGAGATAAATGACGAAAGCCTCTAAGTGGTTGTTATATATTCTTGGATTTGCCGTTGCGTTCTATATTCTTCAACGCACAATTCCAGAGCACTTTACTGATCTATCTAATCAACAAAAAGCAACCAAATGTCCAGATGGAACACGAACGACTACAGGTGTCTGCTTAATGCAAGATCCTTAGGCTAACTTTTGAACTGGAGCCTGTCGCATTAAAACCCTTGAACTAAACTTCTGCGCATCAAAATACTCACTAACTAAATCCTTCACAATTTCTGGATCAAAGTCCTTGCAAGAGAATACATCCAAATACATGGTATTGTTCTCTTCCACGAAGTGTGCAGCAATGTTAGATGTCTCAATTAACTGAATGAGAGTATAACCCTTCTTATTGCCTGTTCCAAACATAACAATCTGAGGATCTCCATAGGCTGTCATATCAATTCGACGTACTAATTCATTTGTAAAGTTTTTGATAACAACTGCAGAACCAATCCTTTTAGGAGAGCATCCTGCTGCGTCCAAGATTAAGTGTTTTCCCCAAGTTCGAAGTGCTGACATACTATTCATATTGTCTTCCGTCTAAATAATGAAGAGTCTTGGACTACACGTGATTCCCTCCGTCAAGGGTCATATTTTCAATTTAACGATCAACTTGATATTCATGTCAATTTTCTACGTATTTTTAGGCGGCTTGTTATCGTGGTCTATGTGGCGCGTTTTTCCAGACTTTGATGAAAACTGGGAGAAGCAGTCCAACGTCTACCAGTTAGCTGATGTTTGTGCAGAGGTCTCAGTCATTATCATTGTCTGCTTTTGGGTAACCTATTATGTTAATAGTCTTATTCCAGTTTTACCAGTCACCTCACCCCTTGAAACATATCTTGAGTCCTTTGGTGGACAAACGATGTTCATCTATGCAGTCTTTGTATTCTTGAATACGTTAGATGATAAGTTGAAACATGTATTTCATGACTTTTTTGGAACCAGACCTACCTAAAATTTTCCTTTGAAATAAGTAAACAAATGTATACTAAGTTGATTTTTCTAGCTGCGTTGTTCTATTTCCTCATTCCTGGTGTTCTAGTTCGCTTGCCGCCCGGAGCGTCCCCAATGGTTGTGAATATCACTCACGCCGTTGTCTTTGCGTTAGTTTCTTCTTTTGCGTGGGGAATGGTTAAGAGCCGAATGGGTAAGTAAACAGTCCCTAGTGAAGTCCTCTGAACGTCCAAAATGGATCTGATTAATTCAAAATAAATAGAAGGTGGTAGAAAATGAGTGAATTTATGAAAGAACCTGAAATGCAATCTCCTATTGAAGAATTATCTGAAGTCATGTATTTCTGTAAGAATCGAAAGTGTCACAATGAAGTTAATCAAAGAGGTGACTTATGTATCAAATGCTCTCCCCCTGAAATAGAAACCTGTGCTAAATGCGGAACATCCGATGATGTTTGGGCATTTGGACATTGTACAAAGTGTTGGGTTGACCGAAACACACAAATCTCAGACGGATACTTCTGCGGTTTCGCAGAATGTAAGGAATGTAAAGTGTATCCCTATTCATGTAGAACCTGTCAGTGCGATTCATGTGGAGACCTCTACAGTCTCAAAGAAGATGACCTAGATCATGGTCTTTGCTACGACTGTAAAGAAGCTTTAGTACCTGTAAAGTGTCCTTGCGGTGAAATCGCTATCTCAGAATTGGTTGGACAATGTATTGAGTGCTACTATGCTGACCGCGATGTTCGTCATGGCATCAATGACGAGTAGGGATTCCTCCAAAATGGATCCAACTTGATCTAAATAATCATTTTTCAGTGTAAAATGTCAGCTATGTCTTATGAATCCGATCATTGTCCTGGATGTGATGAAGAAATTGTTGTAGGCGCAAATGGGTATTGTGCAGGGTGTTGGACTGAACGTTTTGGTTGTGAAGATCTTTCCTCTATTTCGTATGCTTCATCAGAAGAGGACGAATATGAAATAGATACGGTTATTGAAATTCAAAGGTGGTGGCGCAAAATATCCACTCGCTGGTACAGAGAACCACAATGTGATGGTTGTTACTTCAATGTATTAAATCAACAAGGTCATATGGGAATTGGAGGATGTTTATATGAACCCGATCCGTATGAACTTGAATGAACGTTCAAAATGGATCTGAAATCTTTTTACAGTTAGATCTTAGGATAAAATGATAGATTACATCTCAATCGGATATACTTCAGATGAACAAGAAATGTTACAGGATGCTTACCAAGCAATTGAAAAGGTTAATATGTGGGACTACATGAAGCAAGAACCAGGTGGTGGCGGAGGATATATGTACACGGATGATGAAGAGCTCAGGCTGATTCATAGACATCTTAAATACGATGGACATTCTGGTTTCTCATTTGCATGGACAATGAAAACCATGCAGAATATCGCACGTCTAGGCGAAGAAGGTTTCATTAAAGCGTGCTTAGCCTTGCCTAAGAATGTGCGAAAAGGGAGCATGAATGGGTAATTGAGCTATTTGACACCAAGCTAAATAGACTCGGAAAGCTTCTTCATCTTTGAAGAACGGAAAGGAAGGATAACAATTTTTCAATTCTGTAAATGCTTCTGCGTGTTTTGGAGAGTTATTGCCTTGAAAAAACTGAATAATTTGATTCAGTTTTTGAAGTCTTTGTTCACGTGAAAGTAAATTAAGATTGCTTCGGAATGTATCCATACTATTACAATTGAATTACGGTTAAAATGGATCTAGTTTCGTATAAAACAACAGAAGGTGCCAAAATGACAGACTGCCCAATTTGCTACGAAAGTATTAATCAAACCACAGGTTGCTGTGTTCTAAGTTGTTCTCATTCCTTCCACATTAAATGTTTAACTAAATGGACCTCTGATGCGTCCACCTGCCCCATGTGTCGTCATGCTCTGACTGATATTGAACTTAATCGCCCAGATCCTCCTCCAAAAGAAGAAGTTATACCCTCAGGAGTTCGATGGTTCAGTATTGCACCGTATACCTTCACGACTGAAGAACGTATTTCACAAGTAATTCAAGAAGCAGGTGTGACTAGAAATCATGCAATTCGAGAACTTCGTGATAGTGCTGGAAATGTAGATGAAGCAATTCTTATGGCTCGTGATAGTCATCGGTATATTCCAAGTACTCCACCTCAACCACGAAATCCACTTGAACCTACAGATGATATGCTCACTGCTTGGGCCTTACAACGTCTCTTCAAGTACGGAACTATAGAAGAAGGATATGATTATGGAAGCCTAGCCGATACGATTCAACGAACCAATGTAACCCGATTCAGTGGTCACGCATGTAGTCTCTGGATGAGTAAAGAGTTTGAAGGTGTTGAAGTCCGCGAACGATCACTCTCAGTCTAAAATGGATTTATTTATGATAGAATTCATAAATGTATCATGAATAAACAAAACGCAATCTCTTGTTATCTCTTTGGGTTCTTAGTCTTCTTAATGATTCTCTCCTTAGTTTGAAATGTAAAACGAATCAATTTTTTCAAACTATATGATAGTAAAATGAAGACCTTAGAATCCAAACTTAGAAAAGCCAAGAAGGAATACGAAGCACTCAAGATTGAACATAAAGAACTAATGGAATTGAACTGGGATATCTTCTATGGACGAAAGGAAGGCGATCACGATCTTGTGAAAGAGAAAGACTTACTCAAAAAATCAGTTGAAACACAGAAGAAGATACAACAATTAGAAGCCAAGATACAAGCTAAAAAAGAATCTTAACGAATCCAACCTTTTTAACATATATCATGAACAGCATTGACAATCAGTTAATGGTCTTACATGCAAAGATCGAAGAGTTGGAAGAGAAGAAGAGACGTGAAGATGAGAGACGAAACAATCCTATCATGGTTCTTGAGAACTTTGTAGAAATCAAGAAACAGGCTGTAGAGCGAAACAGCTACTCAAACAATCTTCCACTGGCCAGAAAGTATGACCAAGAGAAGATCTTGATGATTGAACCAGTATTGATTGTCTTGAAAGACCTGTTGGAACGTGTAACTAGATTGGAGCAGAAGTAAAATGGATACTGAAATCAATTAGTATAATCTTTTTACATACACTATGGAATCTATGGAAAATGATATCAAAGCACTTCAGGCTAAACTTGTTGAACTTGAAACCAAACTTGAACAAGAAAAGCAGCGTCAAGAAAATGAACGTAGTAAACAGTCGTCGCTAATTAAACAGCTACAACAGTTATTAAGTGATCGTTCTAAAAGGACTTATTGTCAGGCTGCAAAGATTTGTGGTATTGCTGCTAGACAAGATCAACCTATCTTCTCGGTTATATCAGAACTTCTTGGTGAACTGAAGTTTAGGGTAGACGAGTTATGGGAATCACATCCACCAGTTATAGAGCTTCGTAAAAAGCAATTGTAAAATGGATTAAATATCCACCAAATCAATCTTTTTCACTCTAATATGGCTCAACTTCTACAAAAACATCTTGCTGAAAACTGTTCAGGAACAGTTCAAAATAATCACTACACATACTGGATTCCTCAATCTATTTACAATGACCTTCCAATCAAACGATGGAAGCACAACAGACCACCTGATAAGGATCGTGTTGCTGAAATCCATGACTTCATGAATCAATCCAAACGCATGGATGGTATGCTCTATGTAGCATGTATTAATAAAGAACTAGTCTGCTACGAATCAAATCATCGTCGTGAAGCCTTGATTGGAATTGAAGGCATGAATCCCATTCTCGTTGATATCTTGTGGGATGCAACCGACGAGAGTGTGAAAGCCGAGTTCCTCAGACTGAACAAAGCAGTCTCCGTACCTGAACTCTACGTATCCGAAGATACAAATGTAGATCCAACAGAACTGATTAAAATGAGAGATACATTCTGCGAGACCTACAAACTACTGAAAGTGACTACAGGTCGTCCAAATGCTCCTAGCTTCAATTCAGACATGGTCATGAATGAGTTTCTTAGGGTCATGAAAGAGAACAAATTGACTCCATCTGAGTTCTGGACTCGGTTGATGCGTCTCAATACCCAAATGTCCACTCGTGATCGCAAGAAATTGACTCCTAAAATCATTGAAAAATGTGAAAGATCAGGATTATGGCTCTTTGCATGGAGTCGTGTCTTGGATGCAAAGGAGTTGGTTTAAAATGGATCTATTTTTTCCAAAACAAATGATATATAGAGAACGAAGAAATGCCTAGAAAAAAGCAAGAAATTAAGACAACGGTTGTGTATACAACTATCAAAGAAGTTATTAAAGAGTATACCCCTAAAGTAGTTAAGACAAGTCAATCTGGTGCTTGTTATCGTTGTGGAAGAACAAGTCATTATATAAGCGATTGTTATGCAAAAACAGATACAGATGGAAATGAATTGGAGTAAAATTCGTCCAAAATGGATCTATTTTTCCAAAATAAGTGATATAATAGTGTGGAAAATGAACGAACCTGAGTATTACAATCGCCAAAAAGCTGTGTGGGATGAGAATGAACTAAAAGACATTATGGATGAATATGAAAACAAGAAAATGAATATAAGTGAAATCGCAGATACTCATTTTAGAACTCCTGGTAGTATTGCCTATAAACTGAAGAATATGAAACTTATTACCCACAACACTCTTGCTAGAGGATATCAAGAATACAAAGAAAGCAAACTCTACAAAACAATTGTAGCAAGAGGAAAGCTTGAAGATGCACAGAAAAAACTTAAATATGTCGAAGCAATGCGAAATGTATCAGACGAAACACCTTTGTCTGTTCTAAAGGAAATACGTGACCTTCTCAAGAAGTTAGTCTAACAACTCCACAAATTCATAGTCTTCACTTGTAATCTGATGTATTTTTCCATAACAGCATTCATCTCATCAATCGGCATAGTAGATTCACAGACTGATTTAAATAGACAACCAAGACATCCTCCTAAGACACTGATTTTGTCGGAGATTCTATGATCAATTAGATCTCCAAAGTGCTTTTTGTAGATTTCGTAGTACGCTTCAAAACACTCAAGTTGATGTCTTTGTCTTCTAAGAGTGCCATCAAACTCCATTTCAATCTTCCTTTTAACAAACTTAACCATTTCATCAGCAACTAACTCAATTTTATCGTTATAACTCATTTTGACCTAAGATTAGGTTCAATGAGTTAAATTAGATCCATTTTTTTGGAGTAAAACCGATTACACATATAGCGTCGTATAGTAAGTATACAACATGGCTAAACTAATTTGCAGAGGCAGCGATCTTGGGTTTACGATTTTACCCTATACTGAGTGTGATAAACATCCACTCCAAGAGCTATTACTTGAAAATCCTACAGATGAAGTTCTTGGATATGTAACCTGTTCGCGTAAGTTTAGGTATACAGAGTCAGGAACAGTTACAGAAGTCGGTGATCATTGGTCACTTGATATTCTCAATGAGTCCCCTTACATTGAAGAAGAAGGGCCATGGATTGTGTACACTTGCTGTCCTGAACACGCACAAGATGCCTTCACCAAGATTGGTGGTGGTGAAGTTCTACACATTCACAATTGGGATACATGGTCTATAGAAGGTAAAGAAGGAAAGATTGCAGTTGTCACTTCTTGGGAAATATTCTAAAATGGATTACATACACTCAAACAAATCGTAGACATAGTTAAAATGCCTCGCTTTGTTCGTATTCATCAACAAGTTATTCACATTCCTTCCCTTGCAAATGTTAGTATGGGAACTACCTGTTTAGGTCAACCATTCTTGACCTTCTATTATCACAATCAGCACAGTCAGATCATTTCCTATGGCTGGGGTAAGTGGGAAGAGTGTGAAAAAGATATGATTCGTGTAAAGGCGTCCATGATGGAAATTGAAAAGACTCTTGAAATAATTCCATTAACCGATCCTGAAGTTAAACCAGTAGTAATCGCAACTATTGCAGATGTTAAGATTGAGCCAGTTTCTTAATAGATTTAATGTTTACGCGTAGTTCTGCGCTTTTTTCCACCACGTTTAGTCCTTCTGCGACGTCTAAGACCACCATTTAATCCTTTTTTCGTTAAGTTCCGTCCAAACGATCGTTTATCTCTTTCACTACCCTCTGACAACTCCGAACACGAAAAGTCAAAGAGTAAAATATTCTTTACACCCATTCCCCTTAAAAATGTGACAATTGTGGATAAACGAAGTAAAAAATCTCCTTCACTCTTTGTAGAACCTCGAGTCATAGTGGCTCCAGGTCTTTCCGATACAATCAATGAATGAAGATCCGGTTGACCCACCGCATTGATTGCAGTGATCTTATAGTCTTCAACACTTTCAAGCCCTTCACCATCAGACCTACCAAACTCTTTATTAATGATAGGCTTCCCAGATTCATACTGTACAACTTTAAACCCTTTATCGGTGTAACGAAGCATGTTACGCATATCCAGATCTTCTTCTTTTTTCAATTGACTTCGGATAGTAGGTATCGTGTCGGATTCTATCCTTTTTAAAGATTGAACAAGGGGTGTGAGTTTAGAACCTATCTCTTCATATTTTAGTTCTGGACTACCAAATACTTTATGGATTGAGTCATTCGCTATTTTCATCTCCTCTCCTGTAGTTACATTACAGACCCCTGGCGTTACTGCACTTACCTTTATGATCCGCATACCTTCTGGGACTATAAATGTTGGTACATCATCATTTTCAATCGACATTAGCCCATGAAGTGTTATTGATAGAACCAGCGTCTCTGGAAACTTCATTATTACTAACGTATAAAGTATCCGAATTGAAAATTGTTGTGGAAACATAAATGGGAGTCAAATCTGAAGGATTAAAGTTCAAGTATTCGTTGTATTCCACTCTCGCCTTTTTCCTTGTGGCGAACCCAATTACATTCAAGTTTGTGAATTCATTGATTCCAGGTGTTGCAATCAATGGATGCCCTACAGCGTTTGGTTTCATTCTTCATTCAATAGTCTTTTTCGGTGTGCTTTACGGTCTTATGAGTTTACCGAGCGACCGAGAGTAGATCTATCTGCTTGTTATAAATCTTGGTCTTCAATCGTTGTACGTTTGCCTTTGCGGCGTCTAGCCTAACAAATATAGACCTGTATTCTGCTAAACTTTTGTCTTTTTTTGACCACTCTGCAATCCGATATTTCCAGTCTTCTTTCTTCTTCTCATCCACCTCCTCCTGCAATTTCTTCAAATCCTTCTCTGCCTTTTCAAGTCTGTATTCTAGGGTATACATTTTAACAATGATTACAGTTTATTTCATCAAATTCAATCCATTTTATGAGTTTACCGAGCGATAGAGATTAATGACGACGAGTTTTCTTGGAGCCTCGCTTTGCACGACGAGTTCCACCATTCTGTTTTAAGAACCTGATTATTGATTCAAGGTCTTTTACCGTTTGATAAGCACTTGCTTTTTTAGGGTCTTCTCTCTCATCCTTGAATTCCATAAGAGTTTTAATGTCTCTATCTGACTTGCCTGGAAAGAGTTTTTTAAGTTTCTCCTTTGCGGCCTCAAGTTTCTTCTCTGCTGTCTTAATCTGCTTTTCCAAGCTAGGCATTTATTATACGCTCTGAATAAATTCCCAGTTGAGATAGTCACAAATCTTCTTCCAAATCTGATCGTGAGCTATCAATCGGTCTCGTGATTTCAACAATGGAAAGAACACTTTGTATTCATCTAAGTCCAGCAACTCAAAGAACTTGTACAAAATGTAGGAATAACTCAGAAAGTTCGTTCGGTCATTCGGACAATACAATAAGAAAGGTGCTTGAATTTCCTGAAACATCGCTCTAACCTTTTCCTCAATTTCAGGGGTAATGGTTGGTGGAGGATTACCATTCAATCTACTCAAAATATGGGCTCGGTGTTCATAATACTTTGACCTACCTAACTTCTTCAAAATCTGTCTCGTATCTTCTTCAGACAAATCCGCAATATTATCAATCCTACGTTTCTTGATTTCCAGAATCACTTCATTCATCACTTCTTCAGGGATAATGGTAGATTCTTTGGCTTGAAACTGGTTCAAAATCTCATTCAAATGATTGATCTTCTTGTAGGCATAGTTATTTCTTTCCTTAGGAGGATCACGGAAACTTGGAAAATCGGAAACAACTAATGCATACTCTTCAGAACCACAAGAAGGACAGACTAAAATACCTTCTGAACTGATTTCTTCACGGGCTACATTACACGCAGAACAATGTTCGGTCAGTAATTGTGACGCTTCAGGACCATTACTCAACTTCATACGAGATACATACTCGTCAAACATCTGCTTCTTAGTTAACCCCGCATCCACAGCTGGCGTATTTGCGACAAAGAATTTGAGGAAAGTATTGGTCTCTTTAGTTGGAGCTATAGAAGGACTAGATCCATTGGTTTCCTTTCCGTAATAATCAAGCAGAATATCCATATTTTTCATGTAATATTCTTCAACTGGATTAGCCTTAGAAAGTTCCTCTTCAATCTCGCGAATCTGCAAATCAATCTGTGAACACTTTACAATTTCAGTAAGTTCAATGGACGTACTCAAAGTTTCTCGCTGTTCCCGAAGTGAGTCCAACTTAGTTTTCAGTTCATCCTGCTTTGTTTCAGAAGATCTCAAGCCCTGAACTTGCTCTTGATGAACTGAATCTAACGTTCCCATAGAAGAGCTACTTCCTATCTCCCGTGTCTTCCGAATTCTGAATACGTCCATTTACAAACTCTTCAGTCTGCTTCCTGAAGACCGGATTTGTAAACATGCAAGGTCGTTGTCTCTTCATTGTAATAAACATAGATTCATAAGGTAATCTGTAATGTGACGTAACATAGGTTAGAGTTAAAAAAGCAGAACGATTGATTCCACATTGACAATGAATAAAGACCGTATTGGATCCAGGCTCACGTAAAAATGACGTCAGAGTTTGTTCAAATTTAGGATACCAGTCCAAAATATTACTAGTCAATGAATCTTCAGCATTCAAACATATATAGCGTGATGGATACAAATTCTTAAACCAATCAGGTGAATGTTCTGGATATGCGCAGTTAATAACGTGTGTGATTCCATATTTACGAACAAATGAAGGAGTAAGCATTTCACCTGCTCCTACTAGCAACCGAGGATAGAACCATGCAGGGGGTTCAAATAGATATCTAGGTTGAAGAAACTGCATACTTCTTTAAACACTCTTGTCTTTAATCGAGACAAACCCTGCCTGTTCATATCGCATCAGTATATGTGGAGGTAATGGAGCAGGAGGAGCTTCTTTGTATCCTCCAGAATGACTATAATGAATACCTCGAAGATGTTTGAGTTTTTGAAAATAGTAATAAATCCATTCAAGAGCCATCACCAATGGTTTTCCATTAGTAATTTCTCCATGAAATGAAATTCCTTTTCTCTTCACAAGACCCGATTCAATCAGTCGGATCGCAATATAGGTTGTGTATTTTCTCAATGGGATTTGGGTGAGTTGAAATGGATGATCACATACAAGTTTTTGAAACTCGGGGACTAATTCAGGAATCAGATCGGGTATACATTTAAGGTTATAATATCCATAGTAAACTTCATCTTTAGAAATGGGAACACTCAGAGTGTCGTGAATAAACACACGACACGCAGAACATTGATGTGGAGTCATTATTGTTTTCGAGATTTCTTTAATTTACGAATCTGGATTCGTTTTTTACGGAATGTAGTGCGTTTAGACTTCTTGGATTTACGGGTCTTTTTACGACCACCTAATGTTCCTTCAGGAACTAAGTGAGCTTTATACCACTTTACATCTACAATCTTTTTACGAGTAATTGGATCTATGAACTTTGATAGTCCTCGTTGTAATAAGTTTTGCAATGAAGAAGGGAAGTAATAACTTTTTTTTGCAATTGTTCCTCCTTCACCTACAATCTGTCCTACAACTGAACCTTCTTCAATATCATCCGATGAAATTGCATCACCTGATCCAGCTTCAATGTCTTTTGAAGGAGGAGATGCTGGAGGTGTGATAAATGTTGAGGGATCTGGAGGAGGTTGTTCTTGATCATTTGGAAAGTTTGAATAGATAGTTGCAACTGCTCCTGTATCTGCATCTACATTACGAATTGCAATATCGTCATCATCACCCTCTACTACATAGAGAATCATATCACGAGGATGCCACGCTAAATAGATTGGATAGTAAAAAGACGATTCAACGCCCATACCATCAATTCTCATTCCATTTCCATTACCTGCTACTGTAGTGACTACACCTTGAGGTGTGACCCTACGAATACGATGGTTATCAAAATCAGCAACATAGATATTTCCATCTGTACCAATTACAAGTCCCCAAGGTTGATTAAAACGCGCTTGTTCTCCAGTTGCATCTACCATTCCACTTTGTTGTTCATTTCCTGCAAAGACAGTAGCTTTGTCATCAACTCCAAGTTTTGCTCTGTAGATACAGTGTTTTGAAGGTGAAGTTGAATAAATAAATCCAGAGTCATCCACTGCAATTGAATATACAAAGTAATTAAGTAGTTTAGGAATTACAGTGACTTCTCCTGCACTTGTAATTTTAATCACATGACTACCATCAATATTGCGATCTACTACATACACTGTTCCAGCTGAATCAATGGTAAAACATAACATACGATCAAAAGGTGCTTTAAATCCACGTCCTTCATTCGCACTCGCAAATGTAGTTACGTTTCCTTGAGCGTCCACTTTACGAATCGCATTATTTCCTCTATCAAGCACATATAGGTTTCCACGATAGGATACAACATCTATAGGTTTATTAAATGTAGCCTGATTAGCAGCTCCATCTTGAAACCCAAATTCTCTTTGACCTGTAAGTAAACTGGAATTTGAATCTGTACCAAGCTTCAAGATAGCGTGATTAAACTCTGGAACATCCTCAGCACGATAATTATCAAAATTAGATATGTAGATATTTTGAAGATCTACTGCGATCGGATTCGCGTTCCTAATCTGCATTATAGTTTGTAGTCAAAAAAATGTTTACCAACTCGTCTCCTTTTCTAGACGTCTGTCCCAGATTGGGTCGGTGAAGGGTGTTTCAGGAGTTGTTTCTGATTGAGGAGGAGCAAACTTTAGAGCGATTTTAAGTCTATTGTTTTCAGAACCGTAATAGTATGCTTGAACGTATTTTCCGCAAAACTTTTCAAGTTGTTCAAGAAGTGAATATTCATTCAAAACACTTTCAGTATCAAACTTGATTGAACGGAACTTTATTGTACCATCCAAAGTACAGAGTTCAATTTGAGGATCAATCCTTGCTTCTAAACACTCTATAAATGATTGTTTAATATTTCTTGTACGAGCGGCATCCATTAAAAGAGAGTTCAAATAGATTGAAAACTCTATTTTACCTTGTTGGTTTCGTAGTTGTATGAGTTCTCTAATATCTTGATCAGAGAGAATAGGAGTCATTTTGTATAAGTTAATTCATTCTGCTTAAATGTCTTCCATTTTATCCCAGAAAACTGAGTAGAAAGACGTTAAGTAAATGTGACACAACTACAGCGGCAACTCCTAATGCACCTGCCCCTTGCCAAGAGACAACACCTCCAGAGGTATATGCGTTAGGAATGTATCGGAGCAGCAAATCACGAGGAGCTGACATAGACAATGCTACGGTAGCCAAAAAGAATGAAACATACAATGTCAAGTTTGCCCACATCAATCGCATCATGGGAAGACTTGGCTTGAAAGAAGGAGCCATATGGGTTCTCTGAATGTGATCTGAACCAGATACACCTGCCATTGGAGGCATTGACTGAGGCATCTGAGGAGAAGGGAGGAGGGCGTCAAGTGAAGTTTGGTCGTCCATTGTTTATGAAGGAGACGGGATTTCACACGTCGCATCTTCCACGCGGTATTTGTAGCACTTTCCATCTACCTTCACTGTTTTTGAATCAATCTCTTCTAAAGGAACACCTAAAATTCTGTAGGTAGAATAGTTACGATGGAATATCAATACTGAAATACCCAGTCCGATGATAAATGAAAAGAAGGGACCTGCGCGTTCAATTGCTTGCGTGATGTTAATCATTACTTCTTGTTGAGACTTGCGAGTAGGTTGAATGAGTCTGCCTCGGCACCACAAGGAACTTCAATCGCGTTTGTGCGAACACATCCAGTATCCGTATGAAAGATATCATGATCATGTGGTGTAGGAACGGCGACCTCTTTTCGACTAGGAGGGATGATAATACATGCGATTAGCATACCTACAATGACTCCCGCTGAGATCCACGTGAGATGAAACATTACTCTTAAGTAGGAACAACTTTTGGAGCAGCTGCTTTAGAACTCCTATACTTGAAATAGGCCAATGCAATTGGAGTGAGAAATAAGCCTGAATACGGAACTACAATTGAAATAGCTGTCAATACATATGCGGTGATTGTGTTCCCTGTAATAATCAATAAATGATAGGTGACTGCAATGCTGAATACCCAAAGCATTGTTAACATAAACTGACCAACATATCCAAGTGCACTTAAGATTGTACCTGAAGGTGTTAGGCTTGACAAATCAGGTGCTTCAAATTCAGGTTTCTTACCTGCTTTAACTTTTTGACCATCAGGAATAGCTACTGTATAACTTCTTCCAGTTTTTTCATCTTTGTACTTCAATGTTAAACGACGCCCTGTAATAATGTTAGAAGATGACTGTTTCTCAGCTACTCTTTGTTGAAGTAAACTGGACTCCAACTGATTTTTATTGAAATTGATACATTTCTCATCTGAAGCAGAACCACAAATTTCAGTTGCTTTTTTCTTGATTTCACCCTTCTCATCATCTGTCAATACAACATCCCTTTCACCTGATAGTAAATCTAGAGCTGGAACAAGTGAATTATCTGCAGTCAAATCTAGATATCCTTGTTTCGCTTTATCTTGCATAGATTTTGTAATGTCAGTGGTTTTACTCTCATCACCCCACGTAGCTTGTTGAACTATAATACCCATTGTTAGTTAGCAAACACGAAATTCGCAAGCCCACTAACGATTCTCAGGAAATTGATGGCTTCTACATAGACACCTAAATTGTAAGTGTAAGCAAAAATTACGTTATCTCCATTTGTATTACGAACTACTGTTACGATCGTATCAGGGGGATACAAAGGAGTTCCATCTGGATTTGTTAAAGCTCTCTGAGCCGCTGTAACTATCACTGGATTGGGTGAAAACAATGTAGATTTCAATACACAAATAGTTTCTTGTGTAGCAATACCTGCAGCTGTTGGAAGAGGCTGCTGTAATGTAAGACGTAGAACAACTTTATTAAACATACTACCATTTATCGCTCCGCTAGGCTGATATAAGTCATTGTTTAGTGCAAATGAATACATGTAGACTCCTGGAATCTCAGGTGCATTTCCAGTAGTATGTTTGTACATTTGTAGAAGGGAAAAGTAAGATGTAGGCTTTAATGAAAATCGTTCTTTACCATCCAATAGAATCTGACCTTGAGTTACAGCATCACGAGGATATACTGAAGTTATTTGTAGCTGACCACTTGAATATAAATAGGTCTGAGTTTGTGTAGAGTATATATCTGAAGAATAGGGATTATTAGTGGTTCCTGTAGTTGTAAATGGAGCCCGATAAGGATCGTCCCAATTTGTATAGTTATCCCAATCATTCGTCAAAATCTTATCAGATCGTTGAGTAGACCAAACAATACGAGTTACCAAATTAAAGAAAGGAATCTCAATATCCGAATTTCCACCATACTGACCTGGATTATTTACAAAGGTTACAGTCTTCACTAGGAATGTCTGATCTGCAGTTGCCAGTTGAGCCATTTCCATCTCGGTCAAATAAATGAAGTTTCCCTCTAAATACGGATCTGGGAAAAAGGTTGTCAATGTTGGATTAGTAGGAGCACCTGTAACAGTGGGTGGACTAAGAAATCGCCCGATTGAATCATAATCTGCATTTGGATTTGATGAATTATAGTTTGTCATTACAGGACGAATACGTTGACCGTAGGTTGCATTTAATGGATTAACATCTATAACCGTATACAATTCATTTAAAGGCCGAAGTGTTACATTGATCGCAATATCTGAGTTCTGCATTGATACTAATGGAAGAGCCATACCTGGATTCTCACAAAACCAAAAGTGAAGTGGAACAACTAATTGACGTGAACGAATTGATGGTTCAGGTGTCTTTGTATTCGGAATGCCACCTGGAAAGTTCAACGGTGTAATTGCATGAGGATATTGATTGATTCGATCATACGCGTTTGCAGGATCATTTACTTCAGTAACATTTCCTATCATTTCATCTACAATCTTTCGTTTATTTGGATCATGTGTCATATAAGAGTATAATTTAAGCCATTCGCCTGTAAGACGTTGAAGAACCTGACCATTTGCAGTAATCTCCACATGATCAATCATATTATATCCAATATTTTCAATCCACTTGAATTCATATCCAATCGCAGTTGAACGAGGATCATATCCACTAGGAGGAGCATTTACACCTAAAGAATAGAGAGGTGACCAAATATCAGGTAAAGTCAAAACTAAATAGGTATCATGTAACATCTGCGCATAGCGATCAATCCGACACGAAATAGTTCGTTTAGTCGTTGGTGCAAACTCCAAATTAGAGCTACTAAACGTCATTCGGATTGCTTCCATAGCAAAATTAGTGTGTCGCCGATAGACTGCCCTAAAATGTGTCATAGATGGATTTCCATTAATCAATTCGTTCTGAGCTCCAATTGCAGCAAGTTGAAGTAGACCTCCCGGCATATTGTGTTAGTATGAGATTAGACTAAATAGGTTGTAGTCGCAGTATTCGCAGGAACACAACAATCTGAAGTATATGTTGTTCCTAATGTAGCTGGACCCAATGTATTGATACCTACACCTCCAACAAATCGAATGTATCGATGAGCTTCATTTGCAAGAACACCAATATACATAGTATTAGTACGTCGTTTCTGTGGAGGAGGAGCTACTGCTAATGATCTAGCAATAATCTTACGCTTCTGATTTGTCAGATAATCTTGAGCTGAGTTGACTTGCATTTGTGATTTACGGAGAGAAAAGACTATCAGTATAATGAGGTTTGTTCTTATTAGCACACACGTAGACCAGACAACTGGTTATTCAAAAGTTGTCTATAACCTTCTTGGACAACTCGCAACACTTGCTCCTCAAGTTAAAACGTATCATTTTGGATTTCAGCGCCATCCATCTCATTCAAGTATTCGAACAGTTCCTAAAGGTGTAATCTCCTATGATGCAGCTGCAAATGAAGATCCTAAAGAAGAAGGTTTTGGATTCAATAAAATTCACGAGTACTTGGAGATGGTGAATCCAGATATAGTTATGATATACAATGATCCACTTATTATTCATCGATTTATTGAGTCGATGAAGTTTGACAAAGAAAAATCAACCTACAAGTTATGGTTATACATTGATCAGGTCTATGAAGGCATTGCAAAACCTCTCATTGAAAGCATGAATAAAAATGCACATCGTATCTATTGCTTTACACCGTATTGGGCAGATATCTATTCAAAATATGATTCATTTCCAGACGTTAGAATTCTTGAGAACGCAGTAGATACAAGTTTGTTTTCTAAGACTCCAGAAGGAGCTCGATGTTCTGTTCGTTCTTCAATGAATCTTCCATCCAATGCAGTTCTAATGATAAATGTAAATCGTAATAGTCAACGTAAGAGACATGATCTTGCTATTATGGGATTTACAGAATTGATTACTCGAGATCCATCAAAGCCCTATTATTACATGGTTGTAACAGGTCTTAACGGTCAGCAAGGTGCTTACCATGATATTCATCGTATTTTTACAATGGAACTCAAGCGTCGCGGAGTAGATCCTAATGACTTTGCAAAACGATTGATGTTAGTAGATACATCTGCAAAAGCTCTTCCAGATTCGGCAATCAACGAACTTTATAATGCAGCAGACATAGGTGTGAATACTTCAGATGGTGAAGGATTCGGACTCTGTCAAATTGAACATCTATATACTGGAGCTCCACAACTTGTTACTGATATTGGAACCTATCGTTCATTTATGGACGAGACAGTTTGTGGTTTTGTTAAACCAAATGATCGAATTTACTTTTCCGGAACAATGCCTCTTGGATCATGGGCTCCTACATTTAGTTACATTGATATAGCAGATACAATGACAAAAATGATTGACAACCTTCCAGCTCTCAAGAAAGCAGCTTCAAACTATAAGTTCAAGACTTGGAAGGAAGTGTGTGCTTCGTGGTTAGAGGACATTAAGTCAGAAATCGTATCGAATTAGGAGTTACTAGTTCACCCATTCTCAATAAACGTTGATTGTCATCCCATGCAGGTCCATCAAAGACTTCTTTTGAATCAGGATCTAGAATTAATGAAATTCCTTTAATTAATACTTTCTGAAGACGACGATGTTTTTTAGATGTATTTCGAAGAACCGTTGCATCAGTGTCTTCATTTTTAATATTAGGTCTGAATGCTAAGTCTTCTCCAGTTGTAGTTGAGTCAAATCGCATACAAGAAACCACTGGACGTTCACGAGCATGAAGCTTTCGATGAATTTCACAATCAATCGCAGATTCTTTTAATAATAACGACATGCGCTGACCAATGCGTTCCTTTTCGAAAGCCGTTTCGTAAAGGTATTCATCTGTAGACATGAACTTTTCAACTGGATCTCCTTCGTATCGCTTGATCACCATATCATTACGACGAATCGCAACAATGTTAGGATATTCAGCGGATTTCATCTGATTCTCCGTAAATACAGAGAGATAGAAACTGACCTTGACCGTTCGTTCTTCCAATGGTAAGGTTGCATGAGAACAAATACGAATTGCACGACCTATAACTTGATCATGTCTTGCTGGAGTCCAATGTGGTTCCATAATATGAACGTGTCTCACATTGTTCAAAGTAATACCTTCTGCACCTGACGCTGATGCCATCAACAATTGAAGAATCTTCTTCGGTCTCTTTTCAACACTTTCTTTCAGTGAAGCAGGGAAGTTTTTAGAATACACTCCATTGAAAATTTGACGTGTCAAGTCTCGCTCTTCAGCCTTCTCTTCACCCGTGTAAAAAGTATACGCAGGTCTGTCATCCAGCATTTCAGGATCTTCTACCCACTGATTTGCTTGACGAACTAATTTATAAGGCTGCCATCCTGCTGTGTCCAAAACAGCAGACAAAATCCCTAATCCTTCCAATGAACGATATTGAGAATACACGAACTGATTACTTCCGAGTGATGCCTTGATATTTGTCAAAATTCGTAACATCTTAGGACTGAAAGTTTCTAAAGCTTTTTCAGATAGATAACGTTCAGGTGAAGCCTTAAGTTTCTTGATAACTATATCTGCATCTTCCTTTTGAGGCTTCTTTTTCTCAGATTGAACTTCACCTGAGGGTTCTTTGATAGCTAATTCAGGGGGAAGTGCATAGTCACAGACAAGACGAGTAGGAACACGAAAAGTGCTCAAATCTTCATCCAGTTTATTACGTCCTCGTTTTGAATCAATCTTCATTTCAATCCAACGCACTTCAAGATACCGTATGAACTGTTCATCAGACATAGGGACTTTTTCAAGTGTTTTATCCAAGTCAATTCTTCGTGGGAGTAATCGTTCATCAGCACCTTTGAAATACGAAACTAAACCTTGAATACGACGACGAAATAGCATTGGATTTTTGATATTCAATCCATCGAGAAACAATCCTGCAAACTCTTCATAATCAGTTGGAAGACATTCAAGCTGTTCAGTGGTGACACGTTCTACTGCGATTTCACCTCCTCCTACATCCGTCTCTATTTTTGACTTGACAGATGCAACCCAATCCGAAGGCTGAGCAATAAAGGGTAAATCCTTCATATACTGAACAGCCACTCTGTCTCCATCTCCATTGTAGGTTGAACGAAATTGAGGAGGATTTCGTGTAACCATCACATACTTCTTCAATGCATTAAACTCAATTGTATCGACTTCAGGAATCGCACGGAAAGCTTTGGTAATTTTCTCTTCATCCCACGTTGGAATGGTCTTGAAAGGTAAAGTAATTCGTTCAATCGGTCCACGAAGAAGGTTCATCATGTAAGATATTTCATTAGGTGAGTTAATGATTGGAGTTCCAGATAACAATACAATCTTACATCGTTTTGCATTGTAGAGTTTATCGTAAAGTTTTCCAGTGATTTCAGACTCATTGATAACACGTGAAATCAAGTTATGGGCTTCATCTACAATGACAACTGAATCATCATACATTCCATCTTTAATATATTCATCAATGTTGGAGGTTGAAAGACCGTTGTAACGAATAAAGTTGAAACGTTGTTCAAGAACATCCTTGATTTGCTCACGAATCGCTTTCTTGTCTTGAGTTGAAAAGCTCTCGAAGTTTGGAGTTTGACTTGGAGTCGTAATGTAAATCTGATTATGTTTATCCATAAACTTATCTGAAATACCTAGTCTCTTTCCTTCAGCCCTTACTTCCTCGGTCAATGTACGTGTAGTCCAATGATTTTCAACTGCATAGATTGGATCACCACATTTCTGAAGTTCCTCACGAAAGTTGGGTTCTAGTGATGCAGGCAACATCACATAGACTTTACTGGTGCTCAACAAGGACTCAGCGACTGCAATGGATGAACATGTTTTACCAGATCCTAAACCATGATAAACTAAAACACCTCGATACGGTGTTTCAATCTTCAAGTAGTCTCGAATGATTTTTTGATATGGGAATAATTCTCGTCCAGTTCCAGTTCGTTGTAAACAAAGATCAATGTTCTTGTCTTCTTCGTCCAATGGGTCTTTATCCTTGGATCGGTAGTCTGATTTAATGAACATTCGTGTGATCGCATCTGAAAAGGCCTTTCGATTGGGAAGTACAAATGCCTTTGAAGCCATCATTGTGTTTGTCGCGGAACTTTTTACGGTGCTTGATACAATGGATTTAACCCGACGAAACCATCGTATGTGGATGGTGACTATCTATCTCTTTTTAATGGCTACATTCATCTATTTGAAACCGTCCGTCGCCTTTGGGCGTGAAGGAAGGATTCGCCCATTTGGGGCAACCGAACGTGAGGCAACTGTATTTCCTTTATGGTGGTGGGTATTTGTGATTAGCGTTGTAGCCTATTGCGTTACAGTCTATTTAGCTGGATTTAGGTTTACTTCGTAGTTAATATAATGATCTGTTCGTCTTTCTTCCAGAAAGTTATAATAGCAAGCTAGTATTGGAATATACACGTGTTTGTCCTTATATTTTTCGTAAATTTCTTCAATAAAGAGCCCATCTGCCCAGTAGAGTTCTTCTTTCCAAACACCACACATATATGCTGGAATCACATACTGTGCTGTATCAATCTTACGTAAACGGGGTTCTTCACCTCCCAAAATTCCACCTGGTTTGTTTGCAAACATATCCATTCGTAGTTGATCAAATGTATAAAAATGATCTTCTTTCATTTGTGGAAGTATCTCCCAGAAGTTAGGATGAATAATGTTATCGTCGTCCAAAAAATAGATAAGACCTGATTTAACTTGATCTAACCCTGCATTTCTTTGTGGATTTCCAGAGATACCTCCTGAAACTCCAAACTCAACGATCTTTGGATGATTGAACATACCAGTAAAAACACCGTTCGTTTTTGTAACATCATGAACAATTATCCATTTATTGACGTGTGTGAACTTAATAGAATTAAAAATTTGTTTAAGATTCTGTGGACGACAACAAGGAGTAATAATGGTAAGCATTATGTATCTCTCCACTGGATGTTTAGATAGTTTCAAAGGTATCAATGACAGATCTAAGTTCTTCAATCATGCGTTTCCTTTGAACGTGATGAGGTCGTACAAGATAATCACATTCTTCAAAACTCTTCCATGCAATTGCTGAGATCTCTCGGCGTTGCATTGGAGTGAATCGCTGTGTAAGATTAACCATCTCAGGATGTTTCAGTAATCCTACAAAATATACATGTCGATATGTAATTCCATTCAATCCTTCAAAAGTCTCTTCTAATCGTATGTTCTTTAAGACTACGTACGCATCTCGGGAAATATTAGTCTCTTCCCAAAATTCACGAATCGCACAATCTACATCTGATTCTCCTCGTATTCTTCGTCCCTTTGGAAATCCCCATTCAGGTTCACCATATACAGATGGGAACTCTGCAACAAGTTCCTTTAAATTCAGCTTATCATATTTAATTTGTGATTGAGCATAATCATTCCCTGAATTATCATCTCCCCACACAACCCTCCAAGCCATATCAAAAGGTAAATTTGCAATCATAGCCTGTTCTGCAATGGTCATATTTCCAATTAACTTTCCAATATACTCTTTATCATCTATATCATACTTTCCACGCATAAACTCTGCAAAGCTCATACTGTCTTTTCTCCTTATCATTACGAGTCGTGTGTCTGGAGGTTTTATTGGAAGAGAGGGTGTATCAACTAAAATAATTCCACAAGATAACACTGGATCGTTACATGATCTAAATAGATGGCCTTTGGCTCCACAGTTGTTACAATACATTACTGTCTGTGTTTTTAGAGGCTGAGCTATTCGTTTTTCCATTGTGTCTTAAGACAACTTCCTTTGTAAGTGATACATAAATGGGATTGTTCTCCTCAAAACCAACTCCTTCTCCGTCTCTATTGGGTTCAACAACACCCACGCCTTCATTGGCTTCATCTGTGAACTCAGCAGGTACTGGTTTTAACTCAATGGGTATGGGGTTTAAAATTTTAGTTGTTATCATAGGTCTTGGATTAGTTATATTCTCAGCTATTCTGATCTATAATGCAGTAGCAGCAGCTAATGGAAAACCTGGTGTCAAAATAGGAGCACCTTCTGTTGCGGATCAAGCTCCACTCCCTCTAGATGGTAAAAAGTTAACTACAATTCCTGCAGCGAATGTGGCGATCAGTGATGGAGCAGATAATGGAGTTCAGTTTTGGATGTATATAAAAGATTGGGATTATCAGTTTGGTAAGAAAAAGAGTATTTTGTTTCGAAAGGATTCTACTAATTCTAACTTCAGAAATCCTGATATCTCTCTTCACGAGACTGATAATAGTTTGAATGTGAGTGTTTCTATTTACCCTGCTTCCTCTGGAGCCGGAGCTGCTAGTTCACCTGCCGCTTCAAATAGTGGATCTGCTACAGGTGATTCATACACATGTACAGTTGAAAACGTCCCTCTTCAAACATGGTTTGCAGTGTCTGTAACTGTATTCCAGCGTAATCTAGATATCTATATCAATGGTAAGTTAGTCAAGTCTTGTGTATTACCTGGAGTTCCTCGTCCAGCTGCAGGAGACATTCTAGTTGGAGCAAATGAAGGTTTTTCTGGTTCAGTTTGTAACGTTCATTCATACCCTAAGATGTTAGGACCAACAGATGCAGCAGCATTCTTTGCCCTAGGAACAAACTGTGCAACTTTCGCACAGCCTTCAGGTAATTTAGATGATAAAGGATTTAGTATTTTTGGATATACATTCATCATTAAAGATAAATCGGGTAAAGTTGTTCAAAGTTCATCTCTCTAAAGCATAATGCGAATTCTTCTTAAGTGTCCAACTCGTTCTCGTCCTAACCAGTTCATACGGGTTTTGAATCAATATATAAAATTAGCTAATCGCCCTGATCTCCTTGGAATTTGTATTTCATGTGATCAGGATGACTTAACGATGACACAAACAAATGTTCAATATCAAATCAAAAATATAACACATAATGTTGCTTGGTCTGAGATTTATTACGGTAATAGCACTAATAAGATTGAAGCAGTAAATGCGGATATGTCATCAATCAACTGGCCTTGGGAAATGGTTGTAATTGTATCTGATGATATGGTTCCTCAGGTTAAAGGATATGATGATGTATTACGAAGTCATATGATTGCGAACTTTGCTGATACAGATGGTATCTTATGGGTAAATGATGGAACTCAAGGTGAGAATCTGAATACAATTTCAATCATGGGACGAAAAATGTATGACTCTTTTGGATACCTCTATCATCCTGCATATAAAAGTCTCTTTTGTGACACTGAATTTACAGACTTATGTAAAGAATCTTTGGCTTCTAAGTGTACCTATATACCCTATATGTTGATTCGACATGAACATCCAGGAACTGGTTTTCCACAACGAAATGATGCCCTCTATGCTAGAAATAACTCATTTTGGTATACAGATTTAATTACCTATATTTCTCGTAAAACATATAAATATGATTGGACTATCATGATTCCTACAATTGTAGGTCGAGAATCTAGACTCTATATCCTTCTTGAATCTATTGAAGAACGCCGAAAACGTATTTGTCCTTCACTAAAAGTTGAAATTCGTCTTTCATTTGATAATCGTGAAAAGAAGATTGGAACTAAACGTCAAGAGCTTCTCATGGGTGTTAAAGGAAAATATATGTCTTTTGTAGATGATGATGATTTATTGACAGATGCCTATTTTGAAGATGCACTTGCAACGATTCAAGGAAACTATGATGTTTGTCGTCTTCGAGGTCAGATGAATCAATATACATTCACACATAGTCTTGAGAATACTTTGGATAAACCCATGTGTGAAGGTGATGTATTTTTACGTCCACCCAATCATCTCAATATAATGTTGTCTGAAATTGGAAAGTCATTTTCATTTGGAAATGCTGTTCGAGGTGAAGATTTAGATTGGACTATTCGTTTAGCACAGTCTGGTACCCTTCGTAGAGAATACACTTCAGATCCATCTAGAATTCATTATATTTATAATCTAGGAGGTCGAACTATTTCCCCTGAAACAGCTGAAATGCAGAGAAAGACAAATTACCAAACAATGCTAAAAACTGTATGGCTTGAAGGAGGTGCTGTTCTTCCTAATTCTGAATCTAGAAATCGTCCTGAAGGACTTCGTCTAAGTGCTAGAGGGTTTGTTTCTAAGTAAAATGTAATGAGTACATTTACAATTATTGCGGCTGTTGTCGCTTTTATACTAGTTGGATTGATTGTCTGGCGTGTATTTGGTTCTAAAAAATCAACAGACGCTATCGATCTATTAGTAGGATCCATTTCAGGTAAGGAGTTAAAAACTGTACCAGGTGATAAGTTAACTCGATCATTTAATCAGAAAGAAGGTGCTACATTCACTTATTCGGGTTGGATTCTAGTTAAGGATTTCACTTATAACTATGGACGAAAACGAGTGATCTTTACAAAAGACGATTGTCCAGGTTTGTATTTGGATACAACTTCTAACTCTCTGTTAGTTGTTATCAAAACGTACTCAGATACACCTGAAACTATCTTAATTTCAAACATTACTGCGAATAAATGGATTCACTTTGCAATTGTAGTAGATCAAGATTCAGTCGATATTTATATTAATGGTGTAGTTCGACAACACCACACACTTCTTCAACTTCCAAAGCAGAATGATAGTGCTATCACAATAGGATCAAATGGGGCAGGAGGATGGGATGGTGTTCTTGCAGAGCTTCAATATACACCTAGGTCATTATCAGCAGGAGAAATAGCTGCATTGACAGAGAATGTTCCTAAGAATGATTTAACTGTTCCACCTTCAGGACCTCAGTATTATGACTTAACTTGGTACGTTGGACGAACTTAATTCTTGATAGGTTGTAATGAGCGCAGGCGGTCAAAATAGTCTTGCTTCAGGTAATATACCAGCATTTGTAGGTGCACAATCTATGCGTCTTCGTGATGCTTCAGATATCACTGCACGCCTTCGCGTTCAGGGAATGTATCAAATGTTCAATTCAACCAGACCCACGGCGTTCCGTAATCGTGCTGAAACTGGATATAATTCATTCCTTCAATTTCTTCAAGGAAGAGACGAAAGTTGTGAAGTATGTGCAGGATTACCCTATCAACCTCTCACTGGTCTTTCGTTTCGGAACTAGATTTTAGTTTCTTAATAGATGCCTTTGCTTTCTTTTTAGAAGTTGAATCATCCGGATTGTATGTGAAAAAGTTCTCCAAAAACTTCTTAGAATTTCTATCTTTACTAAGTTCTTCAAACAATTCAGCTTTACTACGTTTCATCTCAATAAAACTTTCTTGAATACCGATACACTCTCTGGGTGTCAATATATCAAAACGACGTTTTGTCTTAGAACTTGCAATATCTACCAATCTCTGAGCAATACAAAGAACATTAGCAATATTGTCTTCTTGTGCCCCTGAATAGAGGTATGCGAAGAAGAACTGAAGAGTTGTAGGAATACTTGCAACTCGAACTCCATTTTCCATCTCGTGATAACTGTGACATGCAGTCGTTTCATAAAATCGAAATAAGGATTTTGTTCCATCTGAATTCATAACATAGGTTCTTCGCGGGAGAATATCATTCTCTTCATTGACTTCCACCTTTTCACCTTTTGTTAATCGTTCAATGGTTTCGCGTTCAGCTAAAAGACCAATGGGTGTTGTCCAATTTTTATCAAGATGGATTTCAGCAGCACTTACACTCAACAAAACAACAGGCTCATTCTTCAAAAGTTTGAGAACTCCTTTTTGCTGTTCATCCGTAAGTTCTTCACGCTGCTTTGCGATGTTTTTATTACATGTAGTAGGATGAGCTTTATTTAAAAGTTGTAACCGTGAATACACCTTTTCCCAACGAGATACATCACCGTGAGGACGACTTAGTTCAAGATACATAGACATTCGCAAGAAGTTGACTGGAACATAGTGAATTCCAGCACGAGTTTCTGCCTGTTCCCATAAACGATCAAAGATTTCTTCATCTAACTGCGTAATATCTGCTACACCTGTAAAATCTGCAAAGACTTTAAAAGTTCCCAAGTGCATACCTGGCTTAACTTCAACAGACGCAATCCCTTCAGCTTTAAGTTTATTCGCAATTATCACCGAATGAGCTTGAGGCGTTTTACTAAAAAAATCATAATCGGGAACATCTTCTTCTGGATTGTAAAATTGATCTTCCTTAGGTAATAGATTGTTAATTGCAGTTCCTCCGTAGCAGAGAACACGATGATTTTTTAGAAAATCTTTCACGACGGCGAGGCTAGTGACAGTGCCTGGATCCGTTGCAGCTACACGATTGTTCTCTGATTCTAGGTCTTTCACAATTTTCTTGATATCCTCCATTAAAAATGGATGTGACTTTGTTTTTAATATTAGGAAGCATCAAGAATGCCTCCTAAGCGATACAATTTTCGTGCTCGTAAGACTCCGGTCGTTTGGGTAGATGACGACACCCTTAAGACCAAAAAAGAGGAGGAAGACCAAGACGATTCAGACTATATTCCAGAAGATGAAGATGAACCCGAATATGAGAGCGAAGAAGATGAAGATGAAGATGAAGATGAAGACGAATCTGAAGATGAAGATGAGTCCGAAGATGAAGAAGAATCTACTCTCAAGCTTCCTAAAGGTGCTAAAGTCTCAGTCAAGCTACATATTCACCAGTTCGCAGGAGGTAAGGGTAAGGGTCGAGTAGACATTGACGAACAAAGCGATGATGAATCTGAGGAAGAACAAGAAGAAGATTTCATTAAGCATTTGATGGATAAGTATGTTCGTCCTGAACGAGGAATGTCACCTGGACGTCGTGAAGGACGTCATCGAAAGGGTCGTGAAGATCCTGAAGAACCAGCTTTGGCTCTCAACGAAGAAGAAGAGGATTACTTTGAAGATCTTTCAAGATCTAAGAAGCGAAAGCTCAACGAAAAGATGAAAGGTCTTGCAAAGTTAGTCTCTGATGGTGAAGTTCCTTATAAATTTAGAGTGCTTGAACTTCCAATTTCAGATCAACTCAAGGCGTCTGTCATTCGTAAAATTGATATACTGAATGAGATGGATGTAGATGGTGGAGAAGTTCACAAACTCAAGACTTGGGTAGATGGATTTCTTCGTATTCCATTTGGAAAGATTGTTCCTCTTCCAGTTAAGTTTGCAGAGGATCGAGCTGGATGTTCAAAGTTCTTAGCAGATACTCAGGTCACAATGGACAATGCAGTCTACGGTATGAACGCTGCGAAGGCTCAAGTGATGCAGATCGTAGCTCAATGGATTGCAAATCCAACCTCTGTTGGAAATGTCATTGCTCTGAAAGGTCCTATGGGTGTAGGAAAGACGTCATTTGCAAGACATGGTGTAGCTGAAGTTTTGAAGCGTCCATTTGAGTTCTTCTCATTGGGTGGTGCTTCAGATTCTGCTAACTTTGTAGGACACTCGTATACCTACGAGGGAGCAACTTGGGGTCGTATTGCGGATGCAGTGATGTCAGCGAGATGTATGAATCCAGTGATTTACTTTGATGAGTTGGATAAGGTCTCTACAACGGCACACGGTGAAGAGATCATTTCAATGCTCATTCATTTGACAGATCGATCACAGAACTCTCATTTCCACGATCGATACTTTGCAGGTGTTGACTTTGATTTGAGTCAGTGTCTATTCGTATTCTCATTCAACGATGAGACCAAGATTCATCCGATTTTGAAAGATCGTATGCAAGTGATCAATTGCTCTGGATATACAGCTGAAGATAAGAAGGTCATTCTCAAACAATATGTATGGCCTCAAGTTCTAAAGCGTCTTAATATGGAAAATGATTTGACTATCTCAGATGAAGCAGTCAAGTTTATGATTTCAGAGTATTCTAATGAAGAAGAAGGTGTCCGTGTTCTGATCCGATCAGTTGAAACATTAGTTACACGAATCAATCTTCTCCGAATTGCCGATGAAAAAACAGCAAAGAGCTATCCATTCTACAAGGCAGTCAATCTACCCATGGCGATTACACCTGAAGATATTAAGGCACTCTTGGTTGAATCTAAAGTGATCAATGAGTCATGGCGTCACCTGTATACTTGAATCCAATCTTCGTCCTTAATTTGAAATGAAATCTCAGAAAGATTATCGTCTAATGTTGAGTAAATACATGTAATTGTTTTTCCTTTGACTCGAATATTACTACAGAACTCTACATAGGTAGAATGAAATAGAAACGGAACTGAAATACGTTTCGGACGATAGCTTCCACCATCAAGTACAACTACACAACTAAAATAATGCCGAGGGTGTTCTCCGATGACAAAATGCGTCAGAGCCCACAGCTCATTTTTAACTCGAACAGGTGCTCCTGATCCACGCAGGTGACTGAAGAACCAGGGTGTTGGATGGCGTGTATGAATATCTAACTTTGAACCACGATACTTTCCAATTTGAAGAGGAAACCAATGATAAATAACATCATCTGTTCCTGGAATTGCAAGCCAGTTCTTTTCACACTTTGATCCAGTTGGTGATTCCATAACAATACAATCGCTATATTTTCCAGTATCTGGATCATACTTTCCACGTAATATTGCATGATAAGGAACATATTCAGCAACCGTTGCTGCAAATCTCAATTCTCCTAATGAATCTTTATAAATACGCACGTCTTCAAGACCCTTTACACGCGCTTCAATTCTTGGTAAATTTGTAGATAAGTCATCCATTAATGTAATTTCCTTTGTAACTTCATTGTAACAAGCATTCTGTGTCATCACTGGATTTGTATCTGAATAGGATCCATCTTTCATTGTATACGTTGTATTAGTATGATTCAAATTGTAGTTCACAAATCGAATGTTATGATACGGTGGTGATAATGAAACATGTGATGGATGGAAATTAGGTCCGAATAAGTCCCGTGGAATTGGATAAGGTTTTGGCTCACCTTCTAAAATTTCAATATAAAAACGCATATTAGTATAGACATTATCCTGAAATGGTTTATTAGACATCAAATAGTTCATTGAATCTCTTAATGCTTCACGTTTAGTTCCTAAAGTATAATACTTACAGATAGTTTCTTCATATTCAAAAAGCCCTGAATACACATCTCGTTCAATAAACAGTGAATCGGTTGGAAAAGGAATCTGCTTACCTAAACGGATATAATGCATTGCCTTAAAAAAATCTCCTTTCATACGAAGATACTTAACAAGATGATATAATGCTTCAGACCGTTTAGGGTAGAATTCATATGCTTTTTGAACCCATTCTTCAAAGAGAATTGGATTTTTTAGAGTTTCATAACTTTTAGCAATCATGTAATGAGAATACCAAACTTCTTCATACCATCCTCCCATTTCAATACGTTTCTTATAGGCTTCAATTGATTTTTCCAACTCTCCCATTGAGTGATAAGTCTGTGCAAGATAGAACCAATATCGAACATTAGAGGGTTCATCTTCAACACCCTTCAATAGTAATTCTAAATCACGTGGAAACTTATTATCCTTGCATCCACCATCATTACGATCGTCAATATAAGCAATCTCTTTTGAAAGATGTTTAGATTCTCCATCCCAATATTCATGAGTTACACCACGACAGACCCAATCATAATCCATTCGAATTAAACGTGTATTTGGATATTGAAGATTTCCAGCAGATTGAATGAATGTGTATCCTAGTTCTCCAAGGGATTGTTGTTTGAGTGTTCCAGGAACAAAGACCATATCTCCATCCAATAATAGTCCATACGTTTGTTTCAGATCCCAATTCTTTGACTTACAATAGGATTGAGCATTCTTGAAACTAATTGTGCGATTATGTCCAAAGTTTTTCCAGGTAGACATTTCTACGATTCCTTCATGAGTCGTTAAAAACTCAGACACAAGTTCAACTGTTTTATCAGTCGATCCTGTATCTGTCACTACATATGCATCTACAACTCCTTCAACTGCAGCCATACATCGTTGAATGATCTTCTCTTCATTCTTGACCATTAAAATCAAGACGAACTTTGGCATCTGCGTCCGTATTGTCATTCCTCAATTCATTGTGTCTAAGTAAATGAGTTCAGAGTTTGTTAAACAATCCCTTCGTGAGAATTTGAGTCGCACCCTTATCCCACATGTCGCAGATGGTCTTTGGTCTATTTATGACAACGCAAAGACCGCCTGTATTCGAAATAAACAACCTGGTGAAACTCTCAAAACATTCCAAAATCTTCTTACCCGTGTTCCTCAGTGGACGGATGAAATTCTGAATGCTGAAGTGGCTCGTATTGAAAAAGTCTCAAAGTGCGAATACATGGAAGACTTATTGCTAGGTGTGTTTGTCAGCTATATTCGTGCATTCGCTTCTCTTCAACAATCCGATGAGGCTCATGTGAACATCGAGTTTGATCGTCCTTCTCTTTCCAAGTTCATTTTCACTTTTTATAAGGCAGCTGCTCGCAAGTGCTGGTCAAATGCGTATATGTTCAAGACCATTGATGTTTCATCAGAGCAACAATCTCGTAACCGTCGTGATATTGAAACTATGTTGAGTGGAACTTTAGATGAAGTTGTGGATAGTTTCATTCCATGGAAGGATATTAGTAAGGCCTATTTTCAGGCAAAGTCTGTTCCTGAAGGACAAAAGAGACCCGATACACCTATTCCTCCTAAATCTGAAGTTATTGAGCCCCCTAAACCAGCATTGAGCTTTGGAGAATCTGAAACGGTTGAGTTTGAAACTGATAATGAAGATGATGAAGAAGAGCGACCAAGATTGACAATGGGTGAGGACATTAAGCTTGACTTGAGTGACGATGAAGAAGAACCTGCCGCCGAACCTAGTGGAATTGTCAAGCTAGACCTTTAAGCGCGTCTAACTACCTCTAAACCAATCCACATTGAAAATCAAATGGAATACCAGACTCTTGCGATGATTGTAGGTGCCGTCATGATTGTGGCTGCTTTGTTGTATGTGTTAGATCGCCGTGCAAAAACCCAGCCGGTTGATTACACAGATCTAAGTAAGATTGTAGCAGGTTCAGGTGTTCTAACGAGTGGTGTATTGTATTCTTTAGGAACTGAAGCAGGTTCAGATGTTGTAGAAACAGTTACTTCTGCCGCATCTGCTGCTCAAGAGATGTTCGTTGGTAAGCCAGAGTTTTAAGCTTCAATGATTAAAGCATCTCCTAACTGTGCTGCAGACGGTGTAGCACGATACTGAATCATACGTCCAATTTCCTTCTTAGGAACAGCTGAATCTCCACAATATCTCACAATCGCTTTATACAAGTCAAATCCGTGGTAACGATCATGATTATCCATCTTTTTTCGGAACATCACTGAAGTTCCATCAGTCTGTTTCATCCACTGCATAAACAATCCGAATAATGGATGATCTGTCTCCTCCTTCGGTCCTTTGGGAAACATATCCCAAAAGACTGATGTAGCAAATCGAACTAAATCAAATGAAGAGGATGCACTGATATGAGGATATTTATTGTTGTAGAAAGGCTCCATGTTATATTGTCCTCCTGCTTCTTCATCTTCCTGAAACTGACTGCTCATGAACAGTTTGGACTCCTTTAGTCCTGTTAAACGAACATTGACAATTGCACGATCAAAATCAATCAGTTTAATAAGGTATCCAAATGTTGGAACCTTATAGGGTTGAGATCCGTGTTGGTAAAATAGATGAGTTTGATTTGTCTTCACATACATCACATTGTTTCCATGGAGATCATTGTGAGTGAATCCAAAATTACGCTGAGCATATGCTAACGCAAAGACAATTTGAGAAACCCAAGCAACATGCTTTTCAGGCTCAGGATGGAGTTTGATAAGATCGTAGAATGTACCTTCACATTGTTCCATGACAGTCGTTACAACAGGAACATTCTTAAACGTAGCCCATGCAAAGGGTTCTGGATCCTCGTCATTAACCTCTTCATCATCTTCAAATAGATCTGAACATCCACAAGACTCAATTTCATAGACATCGTCTTCATCGGATTCATCATCTTCTTGCTGAGGAGATTCAGAAGAAGCCATATCGTATGGTTCAACGGATCCTTCCTCTTCAGGTGTTAAAACAGTTTCAACATCGATTTCTTCAACGCCCTCTAACTGAACTTCGTCTGCTGTTTCCATCGCAACACGGGCTCTTCGTGTATGACTAAACTCAGCATCATGATCTCCTGTTCTAAGTTTTAGTTCAAATGTCTTTCCAATCTTATCTGCAAACCATGATTTTTCAGTCAAATCTTCATAGTCATCTGAAATATCAATTGTATGAGACTCTGAAAGACCAACGTAGACACCATATACTTTAGGAAAATGCTCACATTCAGATTCAGATAAAGCAATTGATGTGATTGCTCCTACATAAGCAGCTGTATGAGGACTTTGCATACGTTCTTGCATATCATCTGCTACATCGGTTCGTTTAGGAACTCCAAAAGATCCGTAATCTCCTCTCATCGTTTTGAAAGGTGATAAAATCATCGTCGTCTTCCGATGAACAGGAATTGTCTGACTTGCTACTCTCACATGATCAGCATCTACAATGGATTCAATTGGATTGCCAAGTTTAACTCCATACTCGTGAATTCCAGCAATCGTTTCTGTCTTAAAGAGCTTCTCAAGACACGGAAAAAAGGGTTGCAACGTATTCATCGACCAATGCGTTCCATCTAACTTCGGCATTCGTTGAAGTTTAAGTGTCAAGGGTGTTGTTTTCAAATCCTTTCCCATTATGAAATGTCTCGGTGATGAATGTGAAAAAATAAACGACAGGGAGAACAAGATGAATTTTCAACTCAAAAAGTTCAACATGGATATGATCAAAGACCGATGTGGAATGGATTCTCGTAAAAGTCCTATGATAGTGATCATTGGAAAGAAGGATACAGGTAAATCGTTCTTGGCTCGTGATTTACTATTTAACGTCCAAGACTGCTTTCCCGCTGGTCTCGTCATTTCGCCTACTGAAGCTGTGAACGAGTATTTTCAATCCTTTGTTCCTTCTAAATTGATTCATGATAAGTATGAACCTGCAAAAGTTCAGAATTTCATTAAACGACAGTTCGCAGCCAAACAGAGATTTTTGAAATCTAAAGCAAGTGGAGCTCCATTTGACCCTCGTGCATTCATGATTTTAGATGATTGTCTGTATGCAGCCAAAGAATGGATCAATGAAGAATCAACTCGATTTGTATTCATGAACGGTCGTCACCTCGATATGATGACGATTATCACCATGCAGTATCCTTTAGGTATTACGCCTAACTTGAGAACTAACGTAGATTTCGTATTCATTCTTCGTGAGAATATTCTAGGTAATCGTCGTAGAATTTACGAGAATTACGCAGGTATGTTTCCGACATTTGAGATGTTTTGTGATTTCATGGATCAATGTACTGAAAACTATGAAGGATTGGTGATTTGTAACAATGTTGCTTCAAACAAGTTAGAAGATCAAGTATTTTGGTATAAAGCATCTGAACACCCGCCATTTAGATTGTGCGATCAGTCTTTATGGGCTGATAACCGCCCTTTCCAGTCCGCAATGCTCGCCGCCGATGAGTATAACGCTTCTTCTTTGAGGAAGAAAAACGCGGCGCCCTCTGTGTGGGTAAGGAAGGAAGGCGGCGGACGAGAGTAAAACCACCTCTACGTACAGAGTTTAAAAGCCAGTTTCTCCAATCAGAAATCTTTGCAAATCTTGGATCTTTCACAATTGGTTGAACAGTATTTGGATCATAATTAGCATTTCCAATCTTAAATGTTTTATTACTATTAATCTCTGTTAAATCTCCAAATACAACAGCTCCCTGACTTTTGAAAACCATACATTTAATTGGAAACTGTGGAGGTGATGCTGGTGCTGGTTGTGCTGGTTGTGCTGGTGCTGGTGGTGCTGGTGCTGGTTGTGCTGGTGCTGGTGGTGCTGGTGCTGGTGGTGCTGGTGCTCGTCCTTGTTGTTGTATATATTGTTGTCTAGCTCTACTAGCTTGTTCAGAAAGACCCCTAATATCAGTAGGTGCTGGTACCCTATTAGCAGGCCAAAAATTACCTAAACATTTTTTGAGATCTTGAAAGTCTTTTACATTTCCTCCTTTATCAGGATGAAACTTAAGAGCAGCATCACGATATATTTGTGATGCTTGTGTTGAGTCGTTTGCTTTTGCGAGTTGTAAACATGCATCAACTACATTTTCGAATACATATCCATAGGCTCTTCCTTTTTGTTTTCGTAAAGTATGATTTTTTGTTCTCATTATTATAATTCTAGTTTATAATAATGGATATAGACTTATCACCTATTGGAATCAACTTTACGATAGAATATAACAGTCAATCTGTTGAGGGATTCTTAAAAAATTATGACACTGAAGCTCTAAGATCCCTAATACCTGTTATTGATAAACCATTTGTTGTTACTAATAATCAAGGTTTTTTACCTAATAACAAATGTTTGATTAATGGAATAGAGTATCATGTTGATCAACAACAATCAATATTAGGAGCTGGAAGTTTTGGTGTAGTTGCTAAGGTTAGAAGAACTGATACTGGAGAAATTTTTGCACTTAAACGCCAAAAAATATCAACAGATCAATCAAATAATGATATTTATCCAATACTTCACGAGGCAATTATCCAATATATGATGTATGTTCTTTCACCTCTAGGAAATCCATATGTACCTCGTATTTATTATATCTTCAAAACCAGAAATAGAGATAATGTAACCACACACTTAAACATTCTTATGGAACACATTAGTAGTAATTTTCATAATGAACTTAGCACAAATGGGATCATCACTAGAGGAGATATTAGAAATATTTGTCGTCCTCTAATATATTTTTCAACATATGATTACAATCATCGTGACCTTAAACCAGACAATATATTCATTGATACAGATGATAATATTCGTATAGGAGATTTTGGGTATAGCCGATTGAAGTATGGATCATCAGTGACACTTGGAATAAATGAAAATCCTATAGGATCTAATCCCTGGAGAGATTTTACTCAACTTGCCTTTGTAGTCAAAGAATGTATGAGAATAGATACAAAATATAAAGATCTAGAATGGATACTAAGTGGTAAATCTGATTGTATATTTGTTAATAATAGAGAATGTCTTGGTAAAAGACTGCAATATGGAACAGACGATTTTCATCGTATTTTAAGTAGCATGATACCTAATTATAATAGCGTTCCACTAGAAGTATGGAAACATATAAGAAAAAATAAAGAAGACAAAAATCCTCCAAAGGCTATAATTGGTATGGTTGAAAATATTCCAGGACAACCACAACCACAACCACAACCACAACCACAACCACAACAACAACCACAACAACAACAACAACAACAACAACCACAACCACAACCACAACAACCACAAAATGATGAAGAAATACGTAAACGCGATTTAGTTATAAAACAATTAAAGGAAGTAAACGCAAAACTCAAACGAAAAATAGAAGACGCTAAAGAAATAGTAGAAAATCTTAAACAAAAACTAAAAGATGCTGAAGATGCTGCAGCAAAAGCTAACCAAGATAAAGAAATAAATCAACAAATAGTAGAAGAATATAAACGAAGACTAAATTATGCTCAATATAATTTAGAACAAGCTGAAAAAAGAGCAGCAACTCCTGCTACATTTATTCTTCCTCAAAATAATGATGATAAAGTAAAAGATGCTTATTTGAGAGGGCGTATTGATGGTCAAGAATCAGAAACTACTGGAAGAAACATACAAAGAGGTTTTGGTAAGTTTACAACATATGTTGCAAATATCATATTAGAAAAAACACCAGAAGTTATAAAATTTCTGGAAGAAAATAAAGTAGAACTTGCAGTATCTGGTTTTATTGGTGGATTAGGATATGGACTTTATAACTATCCAGGATATACTGTTTGTGCTTTGGCTGCTTGGGGTACAGTCTCAGTAGGTATTATGAACCTATCAGAGAAACCTACAGTTGGAGGTGTACTAGAAAATACAACTACAAAAACTCAGACTCAACTAGAAGTTCCTAATCCAAAAGATAGTATTGAAAATGTAAAGTCATTCATCGGAAAACCAGAACAATTGCCTCCTGGAGAGAAGCGTTTAGTTTTTACTAGTACTCAAACAAATACTGATGAAGTTGATTTATCAACAGCTCCTTTTGATTTTTTTGTAGAGTTCTTTAGAGACTCATCTGTTGAAGATTTATTTCATTATATTCGGTATAAAGCGTTTATGTCTAGTACATCCGACCAAAAGAAAGAGGTAATCAAAGCACTTTGTCTCGTATCTTGTAGAAAATATGATACAATTACACCTATCCTTACATTTGTAAAGTCAGATGATATTGCTGGACTTCTAGAGTTTGCAAAAACAAAGGTAATTCCAGTAGAGAGTTATATCAAAAGTTTTGAACAATATAATGTCAATGTAATGATCTTAAAAGACATTAATGAAATTATAGATATTTATTTTGAAGAAGCAGATCCTCTGTTTTCTCTTCGAGTTTTAAAAACACTTTTATTCTTTGAAGTTATTGATGATGGAACAATCTATAAAAACTATATTTCTAAACTGAGGAGTATGGACTCAGATACAAAAGAACTTTTTGTTTCTACTAATTTTAATCACAGCTTTATCATTTAATCTCTGTGTGCTCCCTCGCTCGGATGAACTGGAGCAGATGCGTCTTCTAATACCTTCTTGGCATCCTCAATTGCCTTCTCCTCAGCATTGGCCTTCTTGCGTCTCTCATTTTCCTCCTTTTGAGCCTTGATAGCCTCTTCACGCTGTTCAGCGAAGAACATCTCCTTATTAGACTCGTTCTCCTTATACTTTCGCATAAGCTCATTCAACTCCTTCTCTGCATACTCAACCTCAGGCATCAAGTGTTCTGATGGATCCCAAGGAAGCCATGCGCCAACCTTACCAATGTACAAGTTGTCTTTTGGATAACGACGCTGAAGAACCTTAGCAAACATTTGAGTCTCTTCAACTGTTGCAAATGAACGACGAACCTTAACACCGCGCATATTAGTTCTGAACTCCACCTTGTTATCGTACATCTCCTGAAGCTCCTTCTCGTTCTTCAACAAAAAGATTTGATACTGCTCATGAATATCGGTCTTCTTAATCTCTTCCTTACGAACATTCACGTAGTCATTCGCATCTTTCAAAAGATCATCAATTTTAACGGAATACTTTTTGGACAAAAATGCCATGAAGTTTTCAAGTCCCTTGATCTTCCATTCATAATCCATCCAGGCTACAAACTTTTCAAACATGAACTCATTCTTCTGCTTAATCACCTTCTCAGGACTGATGAAGGAGACTACACAATATTTCTGTGTAGGAATCTCTGGATCTTCTTCCAAGTAATCAATTGGACCATTCTCATCTGCCTTTGGAAGCTCAGTAAGGGGCATTTACTTATTCTTACGACTTAACCTTAAGTTCTTTCTCCGCAGAATAGTAAATGTATGATATCTTCACCACTGCCTATCTATTCTTCCTTCTTGTTCCTGGTTTCATAGTTACGTTACCTCCTGGTTCAACCATTATGACAGCTGCAGCTGTTCATGCACTCATTTTCTTCTTGATTCTTCAGTATTTATCTCTCTATGTTCCTTGGTGGGCTGTATGGGTTGTAGGTGTTTCAATCGTTTCATATAAATTATATTATGGAGTTTGATTCACTTAACATGAAAAATTCTTCCTGCTTAAGAACCAAACAAATGGATTCTAAGCCCAAGCCCACACCCTCTGCTGGCGTTGATGTTGCCGATATTGTGACTCGTCTTGTAAAATACCTCCTTGAAGGTGTCGCAGTTGCGATTGCCGCGTTCGTTCTACCAGGAAAGACCCTCAAGGTCGCCGAGGTCGGTATGATTGCTCTTGTCGCCACTGCCACATTCGCTATTTTGGATATCTATGCCCCTAGCGTTGGAGCTTCTGCTCGCACAGGTGCCGGTTTCGGTATCGGTGCCAACCTAGTTGGATTCCCTCGTGTTTAAACTTTCAATGCCTGAACTAGATGTGATGCAAGTGTAGTGGTCAATAATGTTCCATAGTTATTCTGTGTCATTTGCATTGTTCCTAATGAAACCACACAGATTGGACTTGATGTTGTGAAAAGTGTCTTAAGCACTTCCGATAAATCATGTGGAACACAAAATGTATCGTAGACCCTCGCAGCTCCATAATGAACCACATAATTCGCAGCTACCGCTACTACTCCCCTCAATATTACTTCCATTTACCACTTACGTGCCTTAAAGAAAATAATGGAACAAACTTCCATTTTTCTTGTGAGGTATAACGGACGATGGATTCAAATTCACTCACGCCCTTTTGAACCTGAGCGTATGACTACGGATGTTGCATGGATGCAAATTAAGGAGGGTATATCTCCCGAAGAAGCCTATCGTCGTTGGTTTGAGTTGCAGCGTAGAATTTCTCGTGTTCTCAAGTAATGAATACACTTCTCATTATATTGGCTCTTGCGGTGATTGTCACTTTAGTATGGAAACTTTGGAGACCATTTGTATCTTCAAAACCTAAGCGTGAGGTTCCAAAAGATAAAGCAAACTTGTATTTCTTTCACACTGATTGGTGTGGACATTGTCAGAAAGCAATGCCCGAATGGGAGAAGTTAGAATCGGGTCCTAAACAGTTCGGTAATACCGAAGTTTCATTTATTCGCGTCAATGCTGAGAAGGATCGTGAAACTGCTGACTTGTATGAGATTAATGCATATCCAACTATCAAACTTGAAACCTCAGAAGGATTAAGTACATTTGATCAAGGAGCTCCTACAGCTGAAAAACTAACCCATTACTTGAGGATGAAGTTTGGTAAAGAAACGTGAGGCCTGTTCAAATCCTTCATCAAATAACTCCTTCTTTTGTTTGGGTGTCAACTCTTGCATAAGAGCGATCTTATCGTTTTTAAACCATAGAACATTAGGAGTCAGAGTTTCAGTTCGAAATGCTTCATACAATGTAGCTGAATAATCTGATAAATTCATCTTTTTTAATCTTTCTTGAGTAATCGAAAGTTCATCACGACTAATATGAAACACTAAACATTCAGAAGGAACAATCTTGTGTAGATTATGTGTGTAGAATCCTCCATCAATATAGACATTATTGTAGAGAATTTGAGGATGAAAAATAAAGGGTAAACAAGAGGAAGCCCTAATCGCATCAAGAATAGGAACACTACCTGTGAATAATACTGCTTTACGAGTTGTTAAGTTTGAAGCCACAATAAACAACTTTTGTGGAGCATCTGAGATCACAGCATTTCGTAAGTCAACTCCTTGATTATCAAATGCCTTGAGAAGTGTCTGTGTGAAAGCATCCATTGAGAACAGACCCTTTTCTTGAGTAAAGGATGTTATAGAAGTCAAATTGATAGACGGAATCACTGTTGATAAATTGAATTCGGTTTCAAACATATGTTTAATCGCATGAAGTGGAATGTTATATGCCAAACCTGTTGCAATAATAGATCCTGCAGAGCATCCATAGATTCCATTTGGAAACACTAAAGGTTGATGTTTTTCAAGAGCGGATAATCCACCAATCATCATTCCACCTCTTACACCACCTCCACCGAGGGCAATTGAGCGAAACATTCTTGTATGGAGGATGTAAGGATGCTTAAAGCCCGTGAAGTATGGGAAGAGCAAGAAGATCGGCGTGAAAAACGCATGCGAGCAATGAGACCTGTTCTTTCACAACTCTATGGACAAATTAGAAAACAAGCCACACATTCACCTAATGCACCGTATATTGTCTTTGAAATTCCAGCCTATGTATTTGGATATCCTCTGTTTCAAATGTCTGAAGCTCGTGAATACATCATGAATACTCTTTCACAAGGTGGATACATGGTGTGGGTGATTGATGATAAATATTTGTTGATTTCTTGGCTGAAGACAGCAGGAGGTAAGTTGTCTCAACATCGTCCACCTTTACTTACTAACTATCGCCCTCAAGTCTACGATCCTTCAACTCTTGGAAGTATGCGATAAAAATGGATGCTTTCGTTTGGAGACTCTTTAAGTTATATGAGCTGTGAACATGAAGTGGTGGTCCATGATGGTGAACGCGTTTGTACGTGCTGTGGAACGATTTTGGGATCTTGTATTGATGAGGGTGCCGAATGGCGAGTCTACGGCAATACTGAAGACGACCCTTCCAGAACAGGGACGATCACGAGCGAACTCCTTCCTGACTCCTCTTACGGATCTATGATGATGAGACGTCGTGGAGGACAACAATCCGAAGAAGGCAAATCTATTGCTAAACTCTCTGCGTGGTCGTTTTCAAGCCACGGAGAGAGATCGTGGATGGGTATCTTTGATGCGATTCAACAGTCATGTTCAAGAGCTGGACTTCCTAAAGCAATTGTGATGGATGGATGCGCGATGTTCAAGCGAGTTGAAGATGCTCAAAAGACACGTGGAGAAACACGCCGTGCTTT